CAATTGACTTTGCCTTCTCTTTTTCGGCATCCGTACCTGTACGTAAGATACGAAAACGTTCTTCAGCAATTGGATCTCTTTCACCAAACGTTTGCGGACTTAAAGCTGCAACGTATTGACCGCTTGAATAGCTTGTCCAACCATGTGTAAAGAAGTGAAAGAATGTCTTCTTTGGATCTTTACCGGGTAAAAGCCTTACCGTGTAAACATTGCCTGGCTCTGTCTTAAGGATCTCAGATAGACCCGTGTTACTACTACTTTCTTGTGCTAAAGCACCTTTTATACTTTGGAATATTGAACTATTAATCATGTTTGTCATAAATTATCTTTCTATTATACAGTTGTTTGTAAAGAAGTCAACTTTTCATATATAGATGTACAAAGTTTTTTTGCTTTGCTACTACTATAGTACTTTGTTCTATAAAAATTAAGGTTTGTAAATGTGTCTCCAAAAGTAAACTCTTTTATTTCATTGTCATAGGTTTTAATAACTTTATCAAAATTAGGGAAAATAAACAGAGCATAAACAATAACGTTTCTTGATTTTACATGCATCAAAAAGTTATGCCATTGGCTGTTTGATTCCTTATAGCTGATATAATCAGACATTTTAATATTTTTACTTTTGCAAAAATTATAGATATACAAAAAACTATCTTTTATTTTTAAAATTGTTTGAGTATGGTCAGGGTTATCAGGTAAAAATTTATTTTCGTAAATTGTATATGCTTTTATTGCTTTTTGAGAAATAAAGTACTTTAAATCAAAAAACTTTTCGTTATGTACAAAATACGGTGCCTCAAAAAAGTCTTTAACATTTATGTTATCAAACTTATTAAAAAAATAAGCTAGTTTAGCAACTGTAGCATACTCTTCTTTTTCCTCAAAACCTGTAAAATCTTTTCTATAACGAAAAGATTGGTTATTTAACTTACGAGATGTTTCTAAATAACAGTTATAAATATATTGCTCTTGATGAGTCACACAGTATTATATAAAAGTTCCTAAAATATTTTACCTTTATTAATAATTTTAGTAATATATTTGCTTTTAGTAATTGATGGTTCAAATACTATAAACTTTCTAAGTGCTTCAAAATCACTTGGTTCTGAAATGGTAATTTTATATAATTTTCTTAATTTTTCATCCTGCAAAATTTTAGTAAAAATTGTAGCAAAATTAATCTTCTTACCATAATACAAAAAGCAAAACGTACAAAAACTATAAAATGAATGTACTAATTCCTTATCTTCTACTAAAAGATGAGGTGAACGATTTGTTGTACTTTCATTAATCATCACGGCTTTATAAACTTATTTATAAAGCCTTTTTTTATATCAACTTTTATTACTAAGCATTGCTAACGTATTTGTTATACTAGATTGATCCCCTATTGTAGATAATGAATCATCTTCTGATACTGTTAAAGTACTGTAATCTAACCTCATAGTAGTCATTCCATGATTTAAACCAAACCTATTTTTCATCATACCTAATTTAACTACCCCTAATTCTTTATCCTCTTCATCTTGAAATATACTTACAATAACGTCTGCAGTAGCAGCTAAACCTATACTTTCACCAATAGTTTCTAATCCTGGACTATTAGTATTGTAGCCACTTCTATTTAACTGAGTTGCTGTAATAAACGGGCAATTAAACACATAAGTTAAAGCTCTCACTTGTTCAGTTGCATATTTTACCCTTTCATAGCTATTATTACCAATTGTACTTTTTACTAAGTTAATGTAGTCCAGTACAACTGCATCAATTTTAATACCTTTATTAACTAAGTTTTTAATAAACCCTTGTATCTGACTTGGCGTAATAGTACTAGGAGGAAACTCTTTAATTAATATTCTACAACCTGGGCTATTTTTACTAATCTCTTCTATTTGCTGCTTTAATGTAATGCTTTCAGTTTTTAAATCTCTAATAGGTATTTTAGTTATATTAGACGATAAACGTTTTGCATAAACTAATTCACTCATTTCTAACGTAATAAGTAAAACTGTTTTATTTTGACTTGCTATATTAGATGCTAAATTGCCCAAGAAAATAGATTTACCAACATTAGTTTCACCAGCAAATATATAAAGAGCTCTACCTTTTTGTAAAAACCCACCATCAAGTTTATTATCTAGCCATTTCCATCTACTTGGTATCGTAGGTTGCTCAGTATTAAGGTCTTCTATAACCTTACCAAAGTCATTAAACAAATCTAACCCAATATCAGTTTTTAAATTAATGTTGCAGCTCTTTTCAAATTTATCTAATATAAAACTTGTATCAATTTTACCAGAAGATACATCCTCTGCTACATCTAGCATTGTATTATAAATTGCTTTTTCTTTAATGTACCTTTCAGTATTTTCTATTAACTGATCCTCATTAAAATTTTTATCTATATTTGAAAAGTTACGTATAACAGTTTTAAAAGCCTCTTTTACATCTTCAGTATTAATGTAAGTTTTTAATTCTGTAATAGTTGGTACATTATTAGTTTTTAAATAAAATGCGGTTATAGTGCTAAATATAGTTCTTATATTTTTATCCTTAAAAAATTCAGGCTTTACATGATCTACTATATTAGACAGGTACCTTTCATCAGTAAGAGATTTATATACAAGTATATTCTCAAACTCATCTAAATTGAGTTTTAATTCCATATTTCTACCTATTATAAGATATTACCCTTAAACAGTCAACGTCTTATTTGAATATTTTTTATACTTTTCTAAAAAGTATTGTTGTCCTTGCTTCCACTCTTCACTCACATTACGTAATCCTGGAGAATTATGTACTATGGGGACGTCCCCAACACCTACTTTAAGTCTATTAAGGCTACAATCAAGAGAAAACATTAAATCGTAAAAATGAAACTTTGCTGGGTTTTTTTCATCAAATCTAATTGTACCAGGGAGTTTTTCTAAATTAACACCCATTAACACCCCGTCAAACATTACCACTTTACTTGGCAATGGACCAAATGATGTGTATGCATATTGTGTTTCATCTAATCCATGAGCTACACAACCTCTTAAATTTTCACGTTCCGACATTAAATGCCATAAAACTGGCTCCTTTATTGTAATAGCGGTATTGCCTGCTAAACCATACACATCAAACATTTCTGCATAGTGACGTATACGTCTTTCAAAATCGGCACAATTAATATACACATCATCATGTACAAACACTGCTAATTTAATATTAGTTGCATTACATATATCAATTCCTTCATTATAAATTTCAGCTAATGAAAGTTTGTTGTTACCAAAAAATATTACATTATTAGTTGTAATACAATGAGCTGCTAATGATTTGTAAATTAAAGTTTGTTCTAACTTTTCTTTTTGTGAAGCTACAATAATTTTGTAAGTCATGTTCATTTAAATTCTTTTCTATCATCTAGTTCAGGTTTATTTTTTTCTGTCCACATTGCACACATTACATTCCATAGTACTGCAGCTAAATGATCTTCATTTTCATCCTCCATCCACCATTTCATTAAATGTCTTTGAGCACTATCATAAAAAACAGAAGACTTCATGCCATGTTTCCAGTTATCAAACCCATACTTTTCCCCACCTTTGCGGTAATGTTGCATTAATCGTATAAACTCCTCTGTTGGTACTAAACTCATTCTAGGCTTACCATCATCAGTGTCTCTTTGAGCTCCTGTATCAAATTTTCTATTTTGCATTTTTTAATAAACTTTCTATTGATTGTTCAAAGTTTAAATCATTTGTACCAAACTCATTTTTATGTATTGTAAATTGGTAATCAAATAATTTCTTATAAAAATGTACACCATCACTATTTTCTTCTGAGTTTACAAAATAGTTATCACATTTATCTTTGTAATCTTTCAATGCTTTTAATGTAAGTTTTTTAGCAATACCTTGCTTTCTGTGATTCTTTGATGTAACAATATAATAAGTTTTTAAAGTACCGGGAGCTTTTGTATTAATTGAAAATGCATGTAGCCCAATAATTTCTTTACCTTGTGTATAAACTTGTATAGGTTGCATACACCACCACAGTCTACTTTCCCACAAATACCCAAACGTATTCAATATAAATGAGTCTGTATTTTTATATACAAACTCCATTAGTTTCATTTTTTCTTCAACTGTCGTTGGTTGTAAATATTTTATCATAGTTCTAAAAATGGTGAATTAACTTTAAATTTTTCTACGGGTTTTAAACCTTTTTTATTAAATTTGTATAAAACCCCTTCTTTTAATTCTTTATAACCTTTACCTTTAGCTGAAGAAAAGCTATTTTTATCAAAAAATAAAGTGCTACCTTGTCTTGCTAAGTAAATGTTCATTGTATTTGTATTCACTATCCATAATCCAAAAGTTCCCTCTAAAAGTTCTAACACATATGCAATTAACTGTGTTTCTTTAGCTTGAGTGTTAGCAGTATCAAAGGTTTTTTCAAAATGAGCTAATAAAGCTGGTATAATGCTGCTATCCACTAAGTTAGGATGGTCTGGAATATAGTCTTTTTTTAGTTGATTAAAATTAGTTAATACGCCATTATGAGCCACTACCCAGTTATTATGTACAAATGGGTGGCTATTATGTTCTTTCCATTTTCTTTCGCTACTAGTAGGTGCTTGATTATGGCCTAAAAATATAAATCCTTTTTTAGGTAACTTTATTTCGTCCCAGTTAAATGAACCTTCAGTCTTTTGAAAATCATACTCTTCACCACTGTAGTAGAATATACCTGAAGCAAAGTTACCTCTAACTTTGTTAGCTTCATCTAGTATTTCAAATTTACTAGCACTTATAGCTCCATAAATCCCGCACATCGTAACTATATTATAAAGTAAAATAACCAAAAATCAATAAATAATACTATAATGAATAGTTTATACACGTCTAGTTGGGCAAAAAACGTAAAACCTAATGCTAATGCATTATGGAATGAACAATTTAAAGAGTTAGTTAATGAAGGTACTAGAGGACGTGCTGCTCACCCTGCTTATGCAAAATTAATGGGTATGAAGAGTGTGCAAGAACTAAAAGGCAAGTTTACACCTCGTTATTTTGTAACAAAAGTATTAAAACAAATTGAAAAAGAACATCCAAATGAAAAGATTGAAGATGTAATAGCAAGCATTACTGATGAAGATATTACTAATATGATGAATTTAGCAGCACAAATGTCAAGAAAGCTAGAAACCAAGCCAGAACTTAAATTTGGTGCAGAAAAAGCAGAAAAAAAAGCCCCAGTAGCTCAAAGATTTCAAAAAGGTAAAGATCAAATAGATACTTTACAGAAAAATATTGAACCTAATGCACATTTCAGTTATGAAGGTGATGTTGGCAATAATACAGTTTATTCTACAAAACATAATGGGTTAAAATATAGAGTTACCGTAAAAAACGGTAGTGGTAAAGATATGTCTTTGGGAGATATTTTAAGAGCTAACGTGATTTCTTTACAAGTTGAAGACCCATCAAGTGAAACCACTGTAGAAGGTCCTCAAACAGATCCAAATTGGGAAACTAAATTGGGTTCACACAAACGTCATAAATTAGTTGCCGATTACCCGCATGGATATAAAGAAGGTGAAGATTGGAACGAACCTGATCCAGAAGAATTGGGTGGTATAAATGCAAAACGTGAAGACGAAGAAGAAGATGCAGAAGAATCTATGGTAAAACTAGAAATTGATAACAGTGTATTTCCTTATTCTATACACGATATAGCAAACATGGCTAAAAAGCATGGTCTTCATTTAGAATATTTGTCAGACTCTTGTGATTTAGCTGCTTCTGATTTAAATTGTTATTATAAAGTAGGTATTTCAGGAGATTCTCAAAAAGTACAAGCTTTAGTTAATCAATTAATGGCAGAAGAAGGTATTGAGGAAGCAAATGAAGAGGATATCAATAATGTACCACCAGATGGTAAAGCAATGAAATTTCCAGGCTCAGGTAATGAAGAAGACAATGAAGAACCTGTAACGAAATTATCATCACAGGCTCAACAAAGAGAAATGTTCAATCAAATGATGTACAAACGTAGAAGAATGATTGAAATTCAGCGTAGAAACGACTTAGGGTACTAATTTACACTTATTCTTTAGGTAAATATCGTTTATCTTAGTCTGTTGTACGTATTGAATAGGGTCTCTATAACCTGCTTCAATAAAACCACGTAATCTTAAACTACTTGATG